GGTGGCAAATTGGTAAACATCAGATTACAAGGTGGCACCTCTGGCAATGTGTATAACATCCGTTGCAAGATTGTGACAGCACAGGGTGACACTGACGCAAGACATTTCAGAATAGTATGCGAGGATAAAACATTATAATGGACGCACAGAAGAAATCATACAAATTAGATCACGACCTTATATTCAAACTGGCGTCAATGCACTGCACCTACGAAGAGATAGCAGACTGCGTTGGCACTTCAGTGACCACACTACAGAAGAGATTCAAGAACCTCATAGAGAAGGGCAAGGCAGAAGGTAAGAAGAGTCTGAGAAGGGCACAGTTTGAGAAGGCATTGGCGGGCGATGCTCGTATGCTTATGTTCCTTGGAAAAAATTGGTTAGGCCAACAGGATTCACCAACAGATGAAGAGTCCACAGGACCATTACCTTGGGAAGAGAAATAACCCTACATAATTAACAGTATGAAACTATCAACACCGCAACGCAAGGTAGCGGATGACCAAGCACGATTCAGGGTATTGGTCACTGGCAGAAGATTTGGTAAGACCACTTTGGCAATCAGAGAACTGTGTTATCACGCACGACATCCTGGCAAGATATGTTGGTACGTGGCACCAAGTTATAGGCAGGCCAAACAGATCGCCTGGGTAAAGATCAAACAGATATTGAAGGACCTACGTTGGGTCAAAAGGATCAACGAGGCAGAACTAACAATAGAATTGAAAAACACATCAAGGATATGCTTGAGAGGTGCTGACAACAAGGACTCATTGAGGGGAGTTGGTATTGATTTCCTTGTGCTTGACGAATGTGCTGACATTGACGAGGAGGCCTGGACGACAGTTCTTAGACCAACACTGTCTGACACAAACGGCCTGGCCTTGTTTGAAGGCACACCCAAAGGTATGAATTGGTTCCACGACCTGTATCAGAGGGGACAGGATCCATCAGAGAAGGAATGGAGCAGTTATCAGTACACCACCATTGACGGTGGTTTCGTTGATGCTGGAGAGATAGAACAGGCCAAGAGGGATCTTGATGCCAAGACTTTCAGACAGGAATACCAAGCAACCTGGGAGACATATTCAGGCATAATTTATTACGGTTTCTCAATGAGTGAGAACGTCAAACACTTTGACGAACCACTTGACAACAACATCATACACATAGGAATGGACTTCAACCTTGACCCAATGGCCGCAGTGGTGACACACATCAAAAACGGCGTGGTTTATGTGATGGACGAGATACAGATATGGAGTTCAAACACAGAAGAGATGTGTAGTGAGATACATCGTAGATATCCAGGCAAGAAGATATTCGTGTATCCAGATCCTGCTTCAAGGCAAAGGAAAACATCAGCGGGTGGTAGGACTGACCTTTCAATATTACAAAACGCAGGCTTCATCTGTAAGGTTCCACCAAGGCATATGGCGGTAAGGGATCGTGTTAATTCAGTGAATGCCAAGTTATGTTCCGCTTCAGGAGAGCGACAAGTATTCATTCATCCATCCTGTAAGAATCTGTTAAATAGTGTTAGCAAACACACTTATAAAGAGGGAACCGTGTTGCCAGACAAGACACAGGGATTTGACCATATGAATGACGCATTAGGATATTTGATTTCATTTCTTTACCCAATCAGGACAGCATACGAAACCGCAGAACCCCAAAGGTTCAGTGTTAAAACAGGAGTTATTAGATAATGGCACAAGACATATATGGTTTGACAGGCACACAATTCACAGACGCCACAGGCAACAGCATTCAATTACCTGTACACCAGGACTATGACACATACGTCAATCATTGGAAATTTTTAAAGAGGAGTTATCTTGGAGGTGCTGAATACAAGAGGGGACAATACCTTAAGAAGTACCAGTACGAGAACGAAGGTGAATACCTAACAAGATTATCACACGCGGCAGAGGACAATCACTGTCGTTCAATCATACACACATACAACGCATTCCTATACAGACAACAACCCAAGAGGGACTTTGGTTGGTTAGACAACTCACCAGAGATAGAGCAGTTTCTAAAAGACGCTGACCTTGAAGGACAGAGTTGGGAGGCCTTTATGAGAGACGTCAATGTGCAGAGTTCAATCTACGGACACTGCGTGGTTTTGGTTGACAGACCAGAGACTGTTGTTGGTACACGTGCAGAAGAATTAGAACAAGGTATCAGACCTTTCTGCCAGATATACACACCAGAGAACATCCTTAATTGGAAGTTCATAAGACAACCAAACGGACACTACGAGATAGCAGAACTTATGCTGTTGGAACAGGACGAAAGACCTTACCAACGACAGGGAGAATTCTACATCCGTAGATGGACGCCAGATGCCATTGAATTGTATTCATACAGTGGCGATGATGTCAAAGAGCCAATGAAACAGATTGATTCAAGACCCAACAACCTTGGCAAGGTGCCAGCGGTATGGTGTTATGCCAACAAGGGTCCAATCAGAGGTATTGGTGTTTCAGACATTTCAGGTGTGGCACAGAGTCAGAGATTCCTTGCCAACCTTTACAGTGAAGCAGAACAATTGGTGAGTCTTACCAATCACCCTTCATTGGTAAAAACAAGATCAGTTTCAGCACAGGCAGGAGCAGGTGCGGTCATTGATATGCCAGAAGAATTAGATCCAAACCTTTAACCATACCTACTACAACCCAACGGTGGTAATCTTGAAGCCATACTTAAAACTATGGACGAGACTGTGAAGTCAATTGACAGGATGGCACATATGGGTTCTATCAGGGCCATTGAGACAAGACAGATGTCAGGTGTGGCGATGCAGTCAGAGTTCCTGATGCTTGACGCCAAACTGTGTGAGAAGGCAAAGAATTTAGAATTGGCAGAAGAACAAATTTTCAGATTATTCAGTCTATGGCAAGGTGAGGCCTGGGACGGAGAAATCAAATACCCAATGGCATTCCATATCAGAGACAAGAACCTTGATATGGACATAATCAACAAAGCCGCGAGTGCCCAAAGAGATTCAGCCGCCGCGACTCCAAATGTTAAATCAATAATTGATCAGAAGACGATAGAGATATTGGCCAAAGACGAAGATGAATTAGAAGAAATGCAGAATCAGGTGGCAGATGATGGCCAGCACGACCCAATGACCAATCCAGCAGGTATGGTGGCACATATGAGAGAGATGATTGAGCAGGGTATGAGCAACGAGGACATCCTTAACCTACATCCTGAGATAGCAAGATTTTTTGGAGGAACAGATGGCGGAGTACCAGGGCAGGAAGATAACACTCAATAAACCATTCAGGACACCAGGCAAGTCAAAGAAGTTTGGTGTGTACGTGACCAACAAAGCGACAGGTCGTGTGCAGATAGTGAGATTTGGTGATCCCAATATGCGGATCAAGAAAAACATACCAGCAAGGAAGAAAAGTTTCTTGGCCCGTTTTGGCGGCATCCTAAAGAAAGTAAAAGGACAGAAATCTTTGAGTCCTGCGTATTGGAGTATCAAGGCGTGGAGATAGAAGATGGCAGGAATAAAATCAAGAAAAGGTCAGCAGACAAATCACCAAAAGTACGCAGTGAACGGAAGACCCGTAAGACCTTGTCAAGTGTATCTGCAGAAGACCTCAGGCAATGGCTACAGACGGTACGGATCAGCGAATTTCATAGATTCAGGTGAGACCGTGCAAGACCACAATGGAATCGCAATACCTTGGAGGCAGATAGATTTTGATTAGGAAACTTTACAGATTACCAGAAGAGACGGCCAGGCACAGGCAACTGAAACAACTGTGTCTTGACTACTTCACACACTACGACAAATTGATGAAACACCCCAGCAAGACCAATGCCGCACGAGCCAGGAAGGCCTGTGTGTTGTTGAAGAGGGTGGCTCACGCCAGGGGAGTTGAATTACTGGACCTGTATGCACCATCAAGGAACGAGGGCAGACCAGAGAAATTCCCAACCAAGCACAGGATTAAGGAGGATCACAATGGACAAGAAAAAGAAGAAGAACAAAGGATCTAAGTCTGGCAGAAGAAAACCCAGTGGCAGACGTAGGTAAGGACATTGAGAAGTGGATCAGACAGGTTGTTGCTAAAACTCATAAGGCGAGTGGAGCGACAATCTGTCCTTTTGCGAAAAGAACACTTGAAGATAGAAAGATACAGATCTCAATGGCGAAGAAAGATGTGCTATCTCAGATTGGCCATTGTTGTGACCTTTTTGATATTCTGCATCTGGACATTGTCATCCTTTATTTCACTGACGAGATAACAGAACGAAAACTATCCAACCTTTGCAAGAAGGCACACCAACACAATCCCAACTACGCCATAATGTACGACCACCCAGACAACGATGGACTACATAAAGGTGTATCATTCAGTTATGGCAAAGCACCATTGGTAATGATACAGGGAATGGCAAAACTGAAACAAGCACAACAAAAACTAAAACGGTCTGGATACTACCAGAAGTGGGACATAGACTCGCTTGAGCAGTTTTACTAATAAATAAACACATAGTGGTAATCCTGCCACGCATAACAATAGGAGGACTACGATGAGTCAAGAATCAACATCGCCAGACGTTCAAACTGCCACTGGGGCAACTGAAACAGTCTCTAACACGAGCCAGGACACAGCGGACAATCAACCCGCGAAAGTCTACACCCAAGCAGACATTGATGCTGTGGCGGCTGAAGTAAGAAGAAAAGCAGAAGCCAAGTATGAGAAGAAGTTTGGTCAGGTAGATGTTGAGAAATACCAGAACTTTTTGGCACAGGAAGAACAACAAAAGATCTCCCAGGCCAACGAGAAGTCAGAGTTTGAGAAACTGTTGAAGGAGAACGCAGACAAGTTCAACAACAAGATTTCAACACTAACATCTGAACTGACAAAGATCAAGGTGGATGGTGCATTGATAAATGCCGCATCAACCAAGAAAGCGGTGAATCCAGAACAGGTCGCGAGACTGGTCAGGGAAAACATCAAGATGTCAGACACAGGTGAGGTTGAAGTGGTTGATCCCAAGACAGGTCAAACAAGATACACTGACAATGGTGATCCCTTGACTGTAGATGGGTTGGTTTCAGAATTCCTAAACACCAATCCACACTTCGTTCAAGCGGGACAACCAGGTGGTGGATCTAAATCAAACACTGGCACAGAAGGTGTTCCTCAAGTTGATGTTAATAGTCTGGATATGACAAATCCAGAACACAGAAAGAAATATGCTGAGTGGCGAAAGACACAAGGCACGTTTTAAATTAACAACAATAAAGGAGTCATATTAAAATGACAACAGCAACAACAAACACGACATCATTGAATGATCTGATCGCACCCATCGTACAAGAAGCGATGTTCGTAGCATCAGAGACTGCAATTATGCCAGGACTTGTGAAAAACTTCACAGT